CCCAGCGTCTGGCGCAGGCTGATGCCGCTGCCCTTGTCCTCGATCAGCAGGATGTCGGGCCTGCGGCCTGAGTTCTCGACATGCGAGGGGCCGAACACCGGCTTGAGCAGCGACCGCTCCCGGGGCGCATACTCGGCCTTGTACTCCTTCTTCACCCTGCGGATCAGGTCGGGGAACCCGAGCCGGTCTTGCCAGCAGTCGAGCAGGATGATGTCCCGCCGGTCCTGCTTCGGGCTGAAGACGCCCCAGACGCAGCAGGCCGAGTAGTCGGGGTCGCCCTTGACGGTCGAGCCGGTGTCCTCGGTGAAGGCGGTGTCCATCGACATCACGATGAACTCAAGCTCGGGAAGGTCGCCCTTCCAGAGCTTCACCCATGTGCGCTTGATGACGCCCATCTCCTCGGGGTCGATTACCTCGGCATGGATCTCCTGCCGCCCGATTGTCGTGCCCTCATAGCGCAGGATCTGATCCCGGAAGGTGGGCGCGAGGTTGTCGAGGTTGGCGTAGGTCGAGGCCCGGGTCACGATCACGTCCTTGCCTTCTCGGGCCAGCAGGTTGCGGATGATCGTGTTTGGCTTGGGGGTGGTGGTGGCGATGATCCGGGGGTGGTCGCCGAGACGCATCCCGAACATCAGGAGGTCGAAGGCTTCGTCAGCCCGCTGCCATGCCGCCAGCTCATCAAGCCACCCGCCGTGGAACTGAGGGCCACGGAACCTCTCAGGCTTCTCGGCTGTGATGCCCTTGATGGTTGAGCCGTTCAAGAACTTGATCTCGACCTCGGTGCGGTTGTAGGCCTCGATCAGGCTGGGCGGGATGACGCTGATCAGGCCGCTCTCGCCCTCGAAGCAGACGCCTGTCAGATCGCCGTAGGTCGGGGCCGATACCAGCCACCGGGTGCCCGGCTGGGTCACTGCCCATGATCCCAGCACCTCGGCGGCGGTGCGGGTCTTGCCCGCGCCTCGACCGGCCAGCAGCAGCCAGATGACCCAGTCGCGCTCCTTGGGCGGGATCTGGTGCGGCAGCCGCTTGGTCAGCCACGTCATCTGCCAGTCGGCGATAGAGCGCTCGACAGGCGTCAGTTTGGTGTAAGCGGCTGCCAGATCATCCATTATTTCAGCTTGTGCTTTGCGACGGTCTTGCCGTTGTCGTTCATGACGATGATGACGCCTTCATCAAAGATCTGCGCGACAGTCGGCTGATCGGTCTCGATCTCTAACCATGCTTCCCCATTCATGGACTTGTCGGCTGGCCAGAGGATGACCTTTTTGGTCTGGTACATGGTCTGGGGCTCATCGTCACGTTTGCTGATATGCAAAACTGTAAACATTTGCTTCTCCTGCTACTGCTATGCCCTCTCGGGCCTCGGCGGGGATCCGCCAAGCTCTTATTGTTTCTTCGCCTCCAAGGCAGCCAGAAACGCCGTCAGGGCCTCGCTCGGGCCGGTGGAGACTTCCACCTTCGCGTCTACCTCAATACGGTCTCCCCACTTCCTCGGCGCGACACGGGCGGCATACCACTTGCGCGCGTCCATCATGTTGCGGGCCTTGGCGCTGTCCTTCTCGGTGTCGGCAATCGCGATCACCTGAGCGGCAAATACTTCTTGCTGACGCTCGCGCGCGTGTGCGTACATCTGCGCGAACTCAGGATTCTTGTCGAGCCACTGATAGACAGTCCGCTCACCCGGAGCCCAATCCTCTTTGCAGATCATGTGCAGGTGCTTACCAGACGCAAGTTCTTCGCAAATTCTGTCAGCCATTTCAGGCCTGTAGTCAGACGGTCTACCCATGTCCGGCTCCTTTTCGATCAGGAACATAACATGGGGGCAAATTATTTTCAAAATAATCGCCAAAACCGGAAAAAAGTTCTTGTATCTGAAATTTAGGCATGATCTAAGTGGGTCATCGAAACAGACCAACCAAACGGAGCCCATCATGACCAACACAGCCAAGACCACCCGCGAAGTTACCAACGAAGTCCAAACCTATGTGGACTTCCCTTTCAAAGACGCCAAGGGCCGCCACGTCGGCGCTCAGATCCTTCGCCTTGACGCACTCTTCACCGCCGTCTCTGACGAAGACGTGAAGGCAATCTCTTGGTACAGGAAGCCCGCAGGCCAGTATTTCGGTTTTCGCCCTTGGGCTACTCGCAACGGCCTTCGCTTCGGTGCGCAACAGGATTGCCGCTACTTCAACACCAGCGAAGAGCGCGAAGAGGCCATCAAGACATATATCGCCGCTGCCCGCGACCGCGCTGCCAAAAAATAATCAACCGGGGGCTTCGGCCCCCAACTACCCCCAACCAGCCCAACAGGAGCACAACATGAACACCATCGCAGCCAAGTCCGCCCTCTCCTATCCCAAGGCCAAGAAGGGCGATGTCGTCATCGTCGAGCTCAAGGGCTCTTACACCACCATTAAGGACGGCGGCTACGGCATGAAGGCCTTGGTCAGCTATTACTTCGCCAAGGTCACGAAGACCTCGCAGGGTCGGGTGACGACCTACACCAAGGCCAATGGAGCGCACGGCATTGTGGACAACCGCCACCGGGTGATGTGCATCAGCGCACCCGACACGCAGGGTGCTGCTAGGGATCTGTTCGGGACCGAGCTCGGGGCGATGGATTTCGACAACCTCGATCAAGTGAAGGCTGTAATCCTCGACCGAGTGGAGGCCCTGCGCTGAAAATAGTTATCCACAGGGAGAAAATAGTTCTTGTATCGAATCAGCTCATGTGGTCTAAGTGGGTTGTCGAAACAAACCAACCAGCCCAACCGGAGACAGACAATGACCTTCAACTTCTTCGCCCTCAACGAGTTCTCCCCCTCCCTGACCTTCGTCGCCACCGGCGAAGGCCTCTGGGATACCCTGTGCGAGTCCATCGTCGATCACGTCCTCGGCGCTGACCCCTACTCCGAGGTGTCTGCCCGTGATCTGGTCGAGATCGTCTCCATGCAGACAGCTGACGAAGCTGAGTATGTCGAGGCGGTCTATGTGCAGGGCAAGCTGGTTGGCTCGATGGATGCGCCCTTCGAGGTTGATCCCAGCCAGTACGTCAAGATTTAATCACCAACGGGGGCCGTTGGCCCCCGCCACCCAAAGGAGCCAAAACAATGATCAAGCTGCTCAACGCCTACCGCGCAGATCCGTCCGAGAAGAACGCCCTCCGGCTTGCGGCATACGGGACCAAGCACCCAATGGCCGCCTGCTTCCTCGCCACCGACGACCTTCTTGACCTGAAAGAAGCTCTCGAAAAGGCGAAAAAAGTTCTTGTGTCTCTCCAGAAAGCATGATTTAACTACATACATCAACCCGGGGGCTGCGGCCCCCACCACCCAAAGGAACCAGACCAATGACCAACAGCAACCTCGCCGACCGTTACGCCGCCATCAAGGCCGAGATCGACGGTCTCACCAAGCTTCTCGATGAGGTCAAGACCGAGATCAAGGCCACGGGCGTGGCCGAGATCGTGGGAGACAACAACATCGTCACCGTCACCCTGTCCGAGCCCGTGCGCTTCGACGCCACCGCAGCCAAGGCCTTTCTGACCGCAGACCAGATCGCCGCCTGCACCAAGGTGGGCGAGCTCGTCACCACCATTCGCGTCAAGGCCGTGAAGAACGCCAAGGTGCTGGCATGAACCCGGTCTGCGCAGTCCTGCGGGACGACGCCACGCTGGCAGGCTGGGTGCAGAAGCGCCCAGCAGGGGACTGGAGGGCCCTGACGGTCTCCGGTGTCCTGTCCCACTACTCCACCCGCGAACAAGCCCGGGAGGCCCTCAGATGCTCCTAGACGCCCTGATCTTCGGGATCCCGATGACGCTGCTGATCCTCTGGCTCTGGCCAGAGGGGAAGCCCGACGACACCTACCAGAACCCTGACCATTGGGGGGACCAATGAGCACTGACGAGGTCGGCAAGACCTACGGCCTCCTGACCGTGCTCGAGCATGTCGGCAAGGCACCCAATGGCCGCGCAGCCTTCCTGTGCGTCTGCGTTTGCGGCAAGACCCGCATCACAACAGGTAAGAGACTGCGACAGGGCGACACCTACGCCTGCACACACAAGGGACACCGAAATGGACAGCTTGAAAATAAATGAAGCTGGAAAAAAATATCACCGCCTGACCATCCTTGGAGATGCTGGCATCAGCAGAAAACGAAAAATGATTCTTTGCCGGTGTGTCTGCGGAACCGAAAAAGTAATTGAGGCTCGGCAAGTAACGAAAGGATTAACAAAATCATGCGGCTGTTTGCGGCGTGATGTAACGAGAACAAATTACAGAAAACGTAACATAGTTAGCAAGTGGGCAAATCCTCTTGATTCCGTGGACGATGACATCATCACAGGTGGATAATGAGAAATCTCCAAACCTTCCTCGACCAAAATCAGATCCGACATAAGGATCTGGCCTTCATCACCGGCTGCACCACCCG